ATTTTTACATCAACAGATGCTACACTTACAAAAAAAAAATATACCAAATTTATTAGACAAAGCTCCAAAATTTAAAGCTAAGATACCAGGCATCACTGATCTATTTATAATGGCGGGATCTATTCCAGGAGATCTTGCAAAGAAAAAATATTTAATGGCAGGATTTAAAAGTTTAGGTGTTCTCGCAACCCCTTTAATTGTTTATGGAGCTTATGATGATTTTAATAAAGGTATACCTGTTGCAGAAATTATTGAACGAAATTTAATAGGCACAGATTTAGTAAAAGGCACTAAAGAATATATGTCTTTATCACCTGAAGGAAAAGAAGCAAGAGATGTAGTTAAACAAGCAGAGATAAGAGATCAAATAGATCAAGATGAATCTATGCTAGATACAGATTTTGATCAACCAACAGTTAAATCAGATTTTAATTTAGAAGAAGCAGCAGCTAAATATAAATCTGAACAAGATGATTTTGCAGAAGATAGAACAGCGCAAGAAGGACAAACAGCATCAAATAGAAAAACAGGTTTTCAAAATTTAAAAGATAGAGTGTTTGGAATATCTTTAGACGACATTACAAAAGAATATTACAATCAAGGTGGCCGTGTAGGTTATGCTGACGGACCAAAAGATCCTAAAAGAAGAACTGTTATAAAAGGACTAACTGCATTAGCAGCACTACCTATTATTGGTAAATATTTTAAACTTGCAAAATCACCTAAAGCAGCCGCTGCAATTGAGACGGCTATGGAAAAAGTAAGTGGCATGCCAGATTGGTTTCAACCTTTTGTAAATAAAGTTTTAAAAATGGGAGATGATGTAACAGACACAGCAGCAACAGCTGAAAGAGAAATTGTTAAAAGAATAGATATTGAAGATGCAACAGTAGACGTTCATTACAATACTGCAACTAATGATGTTAGAGTAGAAGTTGTTGGTGGCAAGAATGCATTTGATGAACCATTAGAAATGCAATACAAAGCACCAGAAGTAATTGAAGAGACAGGTAAAAAGACAAAAGGAGAATTTTCTGCAGCAGAATCTAGACCGGTTCAAACAAGTCCAGACGATATAGAACTAGATGGTTATGACACAGACGTGTTAGATGATCTTTTATCTGAAACAGATTATTTAGAAGGTTTTGCAACCGGTAAAATTAGAACACCTAGCCAGATTAAAAAAGCTAAAAACAGAACTTTTCATAGAAAAAACATGAAAGAAGATCCAGCTCAATATATATTAGAAGAAGACATGGGAAATTTTAGTAGCCCAGACAGAAAAAATTATGAGACTATAACGAGTTTAGACGAAATTGAAGATTTATTAACTATTACTAAAAATAAAAAATGATTAAAGGTAAAAAGAGTGGCCCACCACCTAAATCAGGACCAACACCACAAGGGTTGAATATTAACTACAATACTGTTAAGACAATGAAACTGGAGAAAATAAATGGCAGAAATAGACAAGTCGTTACCCAACGAGGTAAGAAAAGAAGTTAACATTCCTAGTGAGGAAGAACTACAAGTAGAATTTGAACAAGAGACAGGACCACAAGATGATAAGGGTCCGGTTGACGTTCAAGAAAACGAAGATGGTAGTGTTGACATAAATTTTGACCCGTCAAAGGTTAACGTTGAAGGTGGAGAAAACCATTTCTCGAATCTCGCTGAATATTTACCAGACGATGTACTAGATCCATTAGGCTCAGAACTTTCTGACAATTACATGGATTACAAAAATTCAAGAAAAGATTGGGAGAAAACTTACACTCAAGGATTAGAACTTTTAGGTTTTAATTACGATGATAGAACAGAACCTTTCAAAGGAGCATCAGGTGCAACTCACCCAGTTCTTGCAGAAGCTGTTACTCAGTTCCAAGCACAAGCATACAAAGAATTATTGCCAGCAGATGGCCCAGTTAGAACTCAATTTGTTGGAGTACCTACTCCAGACAAAGAAGCTCAGTCACAAAGAGTAAAAGACTTTATGAATTATCAAATCATGTCTGAGATGAAAGAGTATGAAGCAGAGTTTGATCAGATGTTATTTTATTTACCACTGGCAGGATCTGCATTTAAAAAAATCTATTACGATGAGATTATGCAAAGAGCAGTATCTAAATTTGTACCTGCTGATGACATTGTTGTACCTTACACAGCAACATCATTAGATGATTGTGAATCTATAATTCACAAAGTGCGTATGACAGAAAACGATTTAAGAAAACAACAAGTAGGTGGATTCTATAAAGATATGGAATTGGATGCATCTTACATGGAAGAAACAGATTCAGAAAAAGTTGAAAGAAAATTAGAAGGTACACAAAGAGGTAGAGATCAAAAGATGTTTACGCTTTTAGAGTGCCATGTTAATTTAGATTTAGAAGGCTTTGAAGATTTAGGTGAAGATGAAACACCTACAGGAATTAAACTTCCTTACATTGTAACTTTAGAAGAAGGTACAAGAAAAATATTATCAATTAGAAGAAACTTTGCAGCAGAAGATATAATGAAAACTAAAATTAATTATTTTGTTCATTTTAAATTTTTACCTGGTTTAGGTTTTTACGGTTTTGGTTTAACTCACATGATAGGTGGCTTATCAAGAACAGCAACAGCAGCATTAAGACAATTGCTCGATGCTGGTACCTTGTCTAACTTACCCGCAGGATTTAAAATGCGTGGTATCAAGATGAGAGATGAAGCACAATCTATCCAACCCGGTGAGTTCAGAGACGTAGATGCTCCAGGAGGAAATCTAAAAGATGCCTTCATGACATTACCTTTTAAAGAACCATCAGCTACTTTATTACAACTTATGGGTGTCGTGGTAGATGCAGGGCAACGATTCGCTTCGATTGCCGATATGCAAGTAGGAGATGGGAACCAACAGGCAGCGGTGGGCACGACAGTAGCCATGTTGGAGAGAGGATCTAGAGTTATGTCAGCGATACATAAAAGATTGTATGCTGCCATGAAAAAAGAATTTACTATTCTTGCTAGAGTCTTTAAAACTTATTTACCACCAGAATATCCTTACGATGTTGTTGGTGGACAAAAACAAATTAAACAATCTGACTTTGATGACAGAGTAGATATTTTACCAGTAGCTGATCCTAATATTTTTTCTCAAACACAAAGAATATCTATTGCACAAACAGAAATGCAATTAGCAGCATCGAATCCAGAGTTACATAATCAGTACGAAGTGTTTAGAAACATGTATGAAGCTTTAGGTGTTAAAGATATTGATTTAATTTTAAAAAAACCAGAACAACCAGCACCATTAGATCCGGCGTTAGAACATATTGCAGCAATGGGTTCAAAACCATTCCAAGCTTTCCCAGGTCAAGACCACAGAGCACACATGACTGCGCATTTAAATTTTCTTGCAACTAATTTAGCTAGAAATGCACCCATGGTTAGTGCTGCGGTACAAAAAAACTGTATGGAGCACATAAGTTTAATGGGTCAAGAACAAATTGAGTTAGAATTTAGAGATGAATTGCAAGAACTTGCAAAAATGCAACAGATGATGCAACAGAATCCACAAATTCAACAACAAATGGTACCACTACAACAAAAGATTGAAGCCAGAAAAGCTATTTTGATTGCTGACATGACAGAAGACTACATGAAGGAAGAAAAAGAGATTACTGGAGACTTTGGTAATGATCCTATTGCACAATTAAGAGCAAGAGAGTTAGATATCAGAGCACAAGACAACGAACAGAAAAGAAAAGACGCTGAAGACAGATTAAATCTTGAGAAAATGAAAACAATGATGAATCAAAGCGTACAATCAGAAAAAATGGATCAAACAGAAGAGTTAGCAGAACTTAGAGCTAATACTTCTCTTGAAAAACAAGAAATGGCTAATGAAGCAAGAGAAAAATTAGCTATGTTAAAAAATAGGGGGAATTAATTACATGATTGATAAAAAAGAAAAAAAGACTTTAACAAAACATAAAATACACCATACGGCAAAACATATGGCGCAAATGAAAAAAGATATGAAAAAAGGTGTAACTTTTAACAAGTCACATATCAAAGCTATGAAAAAGGTGGGTGCATAATGTGGTTTAGTGCAATCAAATTAGCCGTTTCAGCTGGAAGTAAAATTTACGCTAATAAACAGAAAACTAAAATGGCAATGTCAGATGCACAGCTTATGCATGCATCTCGTATGGCTGAAGGTAAAGAAGCTTACCAAGGAAAACTACTTGAAGCCCGTCAATCAGATTGGAAGGACGAGGCAGTTTTAATAATTTTAAGTTTGCCAATAGCAATCCTGGCCTGGGCAGTCGTAAGTGACGATCCAACAGCAATGGACAAAGTAAAGCTATTTTTTGATATGTTTTCAGAGCTACCTAAATGGTTTACTAATTTATGGATACTTGTTGTAGCATCTATTTATGGTATAAAGGGAACACAAATATTTAAAAACGGAGGAAAAAAAT